GTTTAATAAAACACTTATGTGTATTTATATCTTGGCTTTCTTGATGTTTATTTCAGGTGCCTTGGTAGAACCTCCGTTCTTACTATTATCTAGACCAGGTTCTTTAGGATTCTTACCTAATGCGGTTTGTTGTTCTACCTCACTATCAATAGCACCTTGCATCAACGCATTCTGTGTTTCTAATGGAACTCCCATTCCCATTGCATTCTCTTCTTCCATTTCTGCTCCCATCTCTTCTATCTCCTCATCAGTCTGACGTAATACTTTACGCTTGACATAATCTCTAGAATAGTATGTACCGATATATGGTTCGATAGCAACCATGATGTTTAGACGCTCAGTCATCAACTCATGGTCTTTGAGTTCTGCAAAATGATTATCGTAGATATAATCAAATTGTATATGCTCTGCCATTTTCTCCCAATCTTCAGGAGTGACAATGTTCTTTAGAACCAACTGTGTCTTGAGTAGATCAATGAATAAACCACTAAATCTTTTTCTCAATCTACCAACAAACTTACTAAACATAAGTTCGTCACGTAAGATCTCAGATGATCTACCTAGATTGAATCCACTATCACCTGCACCAGATACCCTAGAATCAGGTACATTCAATGCACGATATAACTTTCTTTGGAAGTACTCGATATCTGCAAGTTCACCTAAGTTCTGTCCACCTGGTAATGTAGAGATCTCTGTTCCTCTACCACCTTCTCTTCTAGGTAACCAGAAGTCCTCAAGCATAGACATGAACTTCTTGTCATCCTTGATCTCACCAGTGTTAGCATCGTAAACTAGTTTGTTACGATACCTCATCATTACATCACGGAGGTATTGTTCTGCCTTTACCTTAGGTAGATTACCAACGTCAATGTAGAATATTCTTCTTTCAGGTGCTCTTGATAATCTGTAGATAACAAGAGAGTCCTCAATCATTCTCAACTGGTTGAGACCTTTGATTGCCTTATGTAAGTATGATAATGTTAGTTTCTTATTTCTATCTACTAAACCTGAGTGTACATATGTAATTGAATCTTTGGCAATCTTTACACCTTTACCTGCTACAGAACCAAACTTCTGTGCCATACCTTGTGGGTAGTAAGTATAGAACTCAGTTACCTTGGCATCTTTCTGAATAGATTGCTCACCTGAGTATGGTAGTACAGGAATACCTTCTGCTCCTCTAGCACCTTTCTCATTCCTTGCTTGTACTCTCATCAACTTGATCTTGAGAGCATCAATATATCTTAGTTCCTGAATACCTTCTTCTGGTTTCTTTACATCGATAACTTTATGATAGTGAAGTCTACCATCTACATACCAGTTTCTAAAAATCTCATGTGACTTCTTATCGAATGACAACAAGTCTTTTATATACTTGAACTCATCTCTTACTACACGTTTGAGGTTATCACTTACGTTTAGATTATCTAAATCTATCTCTACTGGTGAATCATTCTGATCAGATACGATTGCCTCATTGACCACATGCTCGATAGCAGTATCACACTCTGGGTGATGTGCCATATCACGGTATCTCTTAATAATATCAAACTCAGTACGGAAGACACCTTCAATGTCAACGTACTGACCATAGAATCCAGAAGACAGAAAATAATCAGCCCCATCCTCATTATTTTGAGGAACAGGGCTGACTACGCCTTTGGATTTTTTGGATTCATCTTCAATTGAGAAACCAAAAAGCTTGGCCATAATATTGTTTCCCTAGTTTTACGTATTTATTATACTATAGAATCGCTATTATTGCCATCGTATGCTTCCCACCACTGCACCTGAAGTGTTACCTGAAACTCTTCGATTGCATCTTGTGTATCATATGATAGTTCAATAGCACTTACTGCACTCGGCCAACATCCTTTCATGTTGTACCTACGAAGTACAGGTAGTGTAGCACCACTCTGATCACCACGAGTGTTCAGATCTGTTTGTGCACGACCTAACTGGTTTACTCTCCAATCAGCGAAATAGTCTGAAGGAGTGATAGTACCAGATCCGTCAGATACTTTGATGATGTAATTAGCCCAACGTTCAAATGCTTGACGTAGTTTGAAATCACCATCGTTTACCACAGTGATTGTCCAAGGATCGTATCTACGATCACCTGCAACTTTGAGTTGTCTTCCTCTGAAAGGAACGATAACTTCAGCGATGTTGGAAGCAGGTAATTGTGCCCCCTTGATCATCATTCTGTGAGTAGTATTTTCTATCTCATCATCGAAAATACCCACACCAGATGGGAAGTCCATTTCCACCTCAAAGAGGTTAGGACGAGCACCACCTTGTGCTAATCTGGTCTTGAAAGAATCAATTGATCTTTCGTTGTTTGGAACTGAGAAAATGTTCTTGTCTAATGCCATAATTGTGGGGGTCTCCTATTACACAGTTCCTACAACTTCACTGAAGGATACTCCAGTGCGTGTAGCGACGAAGGTTAGACCGATGAAGTTAATCGATCTTGCAGGTTTGACATAGATGTCAGCAATGAACTCATTGCGATCAATAACATCAGGAGTGTTATTAGTATCATCACAAACAAGTAGGAAGTCCTGAATTCCTCTCTTCGCTTGAACATCCCTTAGGAATGGTTCAACGATATTTACGAAGTTGGAACGAGTTCCAGCATCGTTAAGTTCAAAGAGTACTGACTTAGCAGCGTTCTCAATTGCTTGCTCAATAGTGATGAACAATCTTCTTACGTTGATTCTGTCAAATGCAGACTCATAAGAAAGACCTGTCTTATCACCGAATAGGATAATACCATCACCAGGTTTGGATGTGATTGGGTTGATTCTGTTAGAATACAACTGGTCTCTTGCATCTTGACCAGGATTGAATGCTAGTTTGATAGCAAAGTTCAATCCACCTCTTTGTAAACCAGCAGGTGAGAACCAAGGGAAGAAGTCCCTGTCTGTTCTTACCATACAACCTGCTATATCAGCAGAAGCTGGCATCCAAATAAACTTCTTATTGAATCTATCGTATACGTACTGGTAACCAGAATCGAATACAACGTATGATGATGAAGTTAGTGGTGCAAAGAATCCAAGTACATTCTTCAGTTGATCTGCAGAACTTGCTACGTTTACAACTGATCCTCTGTTAGGAGATATAACTGCAACCGTATCCTTTCTACCCTCTGCTAATTGTATTAGTTTATTTGCCTTTGCTTGCTCTTCTTCTTTAGTAAGTGAAGCACAACCTTGAAGTAAGAATCTAATGTCACTGTCTACTGGATCAGCAAACTTATCGTATGCAGTTAGGATATCTCCTAATGGAGCATTGTAAAGTCCTACACCTGTGTAATCAAGACCACCTGTTAGATCGTACTTGACATTACCGATAGAACTGAACTTGATGTTCTTCGCTTCTTGACCCCATGCACCAGCGTTATTTGATACACCAGTGAAACCTGAGGTAAATCCAGATTTTATTGGAGATGTGCCCCATGTGGCATTGGTTCCATAAGTTAGTTGATGTCCACCGAAGATATACTGTGAGTTATCAGCAAGGTAATCCTTCCAATAAATCTTAGCGTTACCTGCAGTTGTAGCATCTTTTGCTTTAGATAAGTTCGGGAACTTCTCCAAAACTGATCCTACATCTCCTGACACTCCACCACCAGCATCGATAACAACAACGTGAAGAGCGTCGTTTGAACCATCTCTTTTAGTAACAAAGTTACTTGTTCTTGGTTTGTTCAGTACTGCTCTCCATGAGAGAGTAGTGAAGTCTGAACCACCATCAGCAACACTCGTTAGAATGTTTTGTTGATTGTACCAATCTACTGATGTAGAGGTTGATCCAAATGCAGTAGTATTTCCACTGCCATTGACAATGTTTATTCTTGTATCAGTCTTGAACTCAAACTGTGAGTTCTGTTGATAATCTACTAATGTTTCTGTACCACCTATAACAGTACTTACAACTCTAACATCAAATGATGTTGAAGTTTTTGCAGTAACGATACCCTTTAGGATACCTGTTGCTGCTGCAGTTGTACCAACACCAACAGTTGTTCCTGTTAGATGTTGAGTAACACCATATCCAACTGTTACATTGGCTGCTAGTGTACCTGTTTGAAAGGTAGGTGTAATTGTTTGGTCTGCTACGTTATCAATAACAGCGACCTTTATATTTTCTGCCCAGTTACCTGGGTTCTTTGCTGCAAATAACCAAGTTGTATCATCTGCTTGGTTGTTTACGTAATCCTCGTATCCCTCTAAAAGAAGTGT